CAGCGATCAAACTAAATACGGCGGCTCTGGTCGTCGCATGAAAATAAGGGCATATTAAAATGAGTTTTTCAAACGATTTCGAAACAAGAGTATTAAACTATGTGTTTACTACATCATCAGTGACACGCCCTACTGCGTGGCACATTGCATTATACACAGCCGCACCAAGTGATACTGGTGGTGGTACTGAAGTAACAGGTGGTGCATATGCGCGTCAGTCAGTTGCATTTACTGTATCTGGCAATACTGCATCAAATTCTGCATCTGTAGAATACCCCACAGCTACAGCAGGATATGGAACAGTTACGCACGTTGGCGTATTTGATGCGGCTTCTGGCGGTAATTTAATCGCATACGCGGCTCTAACGACAAGCAAAGCAATTGATACTGGTGATGTATTTAGATTACCAGCAGGCGATCTTGATATTACGTTAGATTAATAGATGGCTGAATATCGTAGTGGATTTGGACAAAGTACATACGGCTCATATAATTTTGGGTTAGATGGATTTGTCACTGATGGAGCTGGTGCAGTTGTTTCTGTATCAGCTACAGCATCGTCTGCTATACGAGCTAGACTAAGTGGGTCAATTGTAATCACAGCGTCAGGCACGACTGCATCTGCTGGTCGTGATAGAAATGCAAGCGCAACGGCGTCTAGCACATTGTCTGGCGGAGCTACATTTGTATTTGACGTTGTTGGCGCGTCAACTATTGCTACAGCATCAAGTGCCACAGCCACATCCAATAGAGTGCAAAGCACTGGATCAACAATAGCCACATCTGCAACAAACACGTCAGGCGTGGAACGTGTGCGTGAGGTTGCATCAAACAATGTTGTTGGGGTATCGAGTACGGCATCCAGTGGATCAGATATTAATCAGTCTGGCGCAACAATAACTACAACCTCGTCTGTCACTGCGACGTGTAATAAAGTTATGTCATTTGCTGGGTCAACATCTGCATCCACGACGACAACATGCAACGCAATTGAGAAGTGGGAATTAATACCAAAAGTAACAGAAATATGGACAGCCGCATGATCTTGCAATTTAAGCATTTTTGTGGCAGTATGCACTCAGCGCCTACTGCGTCTTTCTCTTACATTGATGAACGATATTAGGCCGCAAGGCCAAACATAGGAGTTAATTATGGCAGATACTACAACAACGACATATAGCTTAGTAAAGCCAGAAGTCGGCGCATCCGAGGATACTTGGGGTACAAAGATAAATACCAATTTAGATAACGTCGATAATCTTTTAGATGGTACGACGCCTGTCACTGGTATTGATATTAACTCTGGATCAATTGATGGAACGCCAATTGGTGCAAACTCTGCGTCTACAGGCGCATTTACAACAGTGGGCGCAACTGGCAATATTACAGTTGGTGGTACAGTGGATGCAACTGGCAATATTACAGTTGGCGGTACAGTGGATGGTGTGGATATAGCCGCAAGGGATGCAGTCTTAACAAGTACAACTACAACAGCTAATGCGGCTTTACCAAAAGCTGGCGGTACAATGACAGGCAATATTTCACACGGCGGCAACTTAACACTAGATGCAAATGCTGAAATGATTTTTGATTCAAATGGTGCTAACTGGCGATTTAAAGATAATGGCACACAAATTGTACATCTTAGCAGACCAACTGGTCAGGTAAAGTTTTTCTCTAGTGTTCAAGATGCTGATATAGTTTTTGGGGGTATGGACGGAAGTACAGCTACTACAGCCCTCACCCTTGATATGTCTGATGGCGGTACTGCTATCTTTAACCATGATGCAAAGTTTGCAGATAATGGCAGAGTCATATTCGGTGCTAGTTCTGACTTAGAGATTTACCATAATGGGTCTAATAGTTATATTAAAGAAGGCGGAACTGGCAATTTAAACATTAGTACAAATGGTGGTGAACTAGCCTTATTAACTAATAGTGGGACAGAGTATGGCGTTAGAATAATACAAGATGGTGGTGTAGAAATAAGACATAATGATAGCACTAAAATCGAAACGACATCAAGTGGTATCACAGTAACAGGCACAATCAACGGCGGCGACTTGCGTGGTGAGGCTTGGGTAATTGGTCGTGATGCTAATGACTTTTTATCTGTAAATGCCGCCAACATGGACTTTGTTCTTGATAACAACGTCGATATGAAACTCTTCAATAGCGGCGACTTACACGTTGATGGCAACGTCATTGCTTACTCTACAACAATATCTGATGAACGTCTAAAGAAAGACATCGTTAAGATAGACAATGCCTTAGATAAAGTATCACAGCTAAATGGTTACACATTTGAATACTTAGCTGATGGCAAAAAGTCTGCTGGTGTTATTGCTCAAGAAGTCGAAAAGGTAATGCCAAGTGCAATCGTTGAAAGCACATTGCCCCTCAAGATGGGCGACGATGATAAGACTGAATACAAGACAGTGCAGTATGACCAATTACACGGCTTACTAATCGAAGCAATCAAAGAGCTAAAAGCTGAAATTGAAGAACTAAAAGCGAGGTAAGTTAGATGGCATTAACATCCAGCGGACAGATAAGTCTTAACGACGTTAACGTAGAACTTGAAAATAGTGGTACGGCTCAGATTGGTTTAGGCGATACTGCTGTTCGTGATCTGTTTGAAATTTCATCTGGCGAGATTGAAATGGCTGATGGGTATGGGAAATCGGCGTTTACTCCAGGATTTGTTGAAGCGGGTGAGGGTGGTGATGCAATAACAGACCCTCAAGCTGGGGATATAATTATAGCCGCAGTAGGTGTTATTTTTAGCAATACAACAATATCTATATCAGGCTTTACTGACCTATCTTCAAGATATACATCACCTCTTAATTGGTATCCAGCGCTGGGATATTCTACTACTAAAGCGTCAGGAATACTGCTATATAGAATACTTACTAGCAACTCGGCAGTAACTATTCCAACGCAAACTTCAGGCCAACTTTCTTGGCAACAGTATAGGTTTAACGATGCTGTAAACTCAGTAAGTAAGACAAACGAGAGTGCTTCTACAGCAGGAGGCACTTTTAGTATGAATGCCAATTCTGGTGGAACTCAAAGTAATCTTATAACAAAACTAAACATAATTTCCCAAGTTGGCCTTTTTCCTACTCCAATACCCAATACCTGCACCATGAACAATTTAGGAGGTGGCGCTGGCGAAGTAATAACACGCAGTAGAAACGAAAATAATGATAAAAGAGCCATTATGTTTATAGCCCCAACAGTGGCACAAAATACTATGACAATTACAAGCTCTGGAACTGCACAATCTCCACAAATAGGCGTTGGTTTAAGGTTGTTTAGTTAGATGCTTGGTTTTTCCCCATATTCAGCCGCCGCCTTCTCCGATTTAGGTAGTGGGGAACAGCTATTTGTTGCTACAGGCGTTGTTAATACTGGGGAGATCGGAGATGTGGTAATACTCGCTAACAGTAGCGGGCGTCAAGTAAGTGGTGTTGAGAGTACAGCATCATATTGTTCAAAGCGCCTAAAATATGCTATAGTAACAGCAACTTATAGAACGAGGTAAATATGCCACTAATACCATTAGACATCCCTGCTGGCATTTACCGAAATGGTACTGAACTACAAGCATCTGGGCGCTGGCGTGACGCCAATCTAATTAGATGGGTCGATGGCACAATGCGCCCGATGGGTGGCTGGCGTACTAGATCAGACACGGCGGCTAATGCTAAAATTCGCGGCATGATTACTTGGATTGCAAATGACCAAGATCGCTACATTGTCGGTGGTACATATAACAAACTTTACAGTTGGACATCCCAAGGCGTGCGTCACGACATTACACCAACTGGCATAGTCAATGGACGCGAAGACGCCGAGGCATTTACAGGATATGGCGGCAGTTATTTTGGGCAGTATGCCTATGGCGTAGCTCGCCCAGACACAGCAAGAATACAGCCTGCAACAACTTGGTCGCTCGATACTTGGGGTGAATACCTTGTTGCGTGCAATGAAGATGATGGAAAAATTTACGAGTGGCAGTTAAGCAATTCCACACCAGCCGCAGTATTATCAAATGCACCGACAAGTAATGAAGGCATTGTCGTGACTGAAGAAAGATTTTTGTTCGCATTAGGTGCTGGCGGAAATCAACGTAAGGTTCAGTGGTGCGACAGGGAAGATAGCTCCACATGGACGCCAGCCGCGACAAATGAAGCTGGTGATTTAGAGCTTAACACAAGTGGCAGAATTATGGCTGGCATACGTGTGCAAGGCCAAACGCTAATACTGACAAGCATGGACGCCCACACTGCTAATTACATTGGCGCACCATATGTCTATGGTATTGAGCGTGTTGGAGCTAGTTGTGGATTAATTGCAAACAAGGCTGTGGCCTCAGTTGATCAGGGTGCGTTCTGGATGGGAAATCACTCATTCTATGGCTACGCAGGCGGCGCAGTACAGCAAATTGAAAGCGAAATATCAGACTATGTATTCTCTGATATAAACCGAGCGCAAATATCAAAAACTTTTGCAGTGACTAACAGCACATACGGCGAGATATTCTGGTTCTACCCATCTGGGTCATCTACAGAAAATGACAGATATTGCGTTTATAATTACGTCGAGAATACTTGGTATATTGGCGAACTAGGCAGAACTGCTGGTTATGATATGGGTACATATCGCCAACCAATATGGGCAAGCGCAGAAAACAACAAGTTATACGAGCATGAGGTTGGCTTCAATTATGGCTCACTTACGCCATTTGCTGAAAGCGGATCAATCGCACTAGGCACTGGTGATAATGTAATGTCAGTCACGGAAATGATCCCAGACGAGAAAACGCAAGGCGACGTGACAGTTACATTTAAGACAAAGTTTTATCCGAATGGCACTGAAAGATCATATGGGGCGTTCTCCATGTCTAATCCAACATCTCTGCGATTTACAGGCAGGCAAGTAAAATTAAGAATAGACGCAAATTCATTAGGTGATTGGCGCGTCGGTATAAATAGACTTAATGTTACGGCTGGTGGGGCGAGATGAGCGAACAGCCACAAAAAGCTCCAGACGTAATTGGCAACGATTGGCGGACGTGGGGTCGTAGGCTTGTTCAGCATTTATCACAAACACGATCCACATTGGTTCAGCAGAATGGCGAAGAAAACGCATCTGATGATGCAACTCTCATGTGGAATAGGATTTATAAATATCCTGTCGTATCAAAAGGTGGAGAATTTCGGCAAATTGTTGTTGAGGGTGGACACGCTAATTTTATTAAAACATCAGATGTTACACCAGCTCTAGCAAATACGGCATACAAGCTGACCTATGACGCGCCATCTGGCAATTCAAGAATTACACAAGGCACGCCGACAAGCAGAATTGTGTTTGAGGAAGCTGGTGAATATGTTGTATCGTTTTCTGCACAAATATCATCGACAAGCTCAAGCACAGTGCATTTCTATTTTTGGCCTAGCGTCAATGGCACTGCCGTAGCAAACAGCGCCATGACAACTGCAATACACCAAAATAATGCCACAATGGTCACAAGCCGAACTCAAATATTTACATTGGCGGCTGGAGATTATCTTGAAGTAAATTACATGATGGATAACACAAGTGGCTTCTTAAATTACACTGCGGCGGCTGGGTCAGTGCCAGCTTTACCAGCCTCTACATTATCTATAACGAGGACACATGGATGAATTAATTGAAAACTGCAAAGAATGGATTGAAGCCGCATTAGAGTATTCTGGCGGTACTCACGATTTTATTCATGTAGTTGAAGGCATTAAGGCAGGCACAATGCAACTTTGGCCTTCACCAAGGGGGTGCATCGTGTCAGAAATTGTGTTATACCCAAAAGTGAAACATCTAAATATTTTCCTTGGCGGCGGCGAGTTGGATCAAATAATGGATATGCACACTGACGTAATTAATTGGGCAAAGGCTCAAGGGTGTTCAGCGTTGACAATGACAG